TGGATAAACTGTTTACGGCCCCAAGGTTTATAAACCTTAATTTCTTTCCAAGTACCGCCAAGGCCAAGGCTAAAACCAAAGTTGTTATCATTGGCTTGTCTAACGCAATAGGCTTTTGCTGCCCCATATTTATTAAGCCTTACACCGCCTCTTAAACTGGTCGTATCCATTGCACCATTGGGATTGCATACCCTATGGGGCGATATCATCTTTATCGCGGTGCGGTATGGGCTGCCATCGTGATTAATCCACTCTGCAGCGGCCATCACCTCACCTGTGGTTAAATGACCGCGAACAGCATCACGGATTAACATAGTAAAAGTTCGGCGTTCTTCGGCATCGATATAACAGCGGGTATCCTCGGAATACTCTAGAAAAGCGGCCTCAGTATCTTTGCCCCATAAACGCGCATCTTCATGGCTAATGCCTAATCGCTGATATAGCGGTTTGGCATTTAATCGGAATTGGTGGCCCACAATGTTATCAACGTGGGTTTGTACGCTACCGGAAGCTATCCCGTGGTTTTGGATCAAGTCCTCAGCCTTTGAATCTGCATCACCCTTAATCGGTAAGTAGGATTCATCGGTTAACTTTGGGCTGGTTTTCCAAGAGGCTATTTCACCACCCATGGAACGGCCAAAACTGGCTAAGGGAATAGGTTGCCCTTCGGCATCGACTAACTTTGAATACTGCATTAAAAAGTTACTCCTGCAGGGGATCTACGCTTCCCAATTCCACCGTTTAGCCGTTCTAATTCTTCGATATAGCTTTTTAATTGCTGGGCACCCGCTGGTCTAAATTCTGTACGGCGGCCTTGGTACCAAACTGATACCACAGCACTGCCCGTCATTAAGTCGTGATAGGCTGCTTTTGCCTCAGTGAGTAAGGTTGCGTTGTCCATTAATTGGCTCCTAATTTTTTGCCCAGTGCGGCCAATTTCGCGGCTAACGTATCGGGTTCCTGTTGATCTGCTTTATGACCTACCGACTTACCAACTGGGCTTATTGGGGTATCTAAAGCAGCACGTTCTTTAGTCAAAATGGCTAAATCAACCCCAAACCGTGAGATTGATATCATTAAGGCGGCAAGGGCATAAACAAAACAGTCGAGAGCTTCATTGCGGCGACCTTCATTATCAAAGTAAGTAACTTGCTTACCTTTGACATACTTAGTTACACGTACCTCTGACACTATTTGCTTGCAGATTGACTCATCACAAATCGCATCATTTAACGGCAAATGGATATAACCAGGATTGGCGCCTGAGAGGTGTGGATCAATTGCTATATGGGAATAAATCCACTCTTTGGCTGTGTCAGTACCTATCTCAGTGGCATACGTTTTATTCGCTCGTTTTTCCTTTGGCATATTTGCAATAGGTTTGCCATAAATTGACGAACCATGCACAGGGATAACCCATCGAATACCGTACTTAATTGAGGCGGCTATTACCGTTTCGCTATAGTGGCCCTTATGATCCCAGCACCAACGCTGAACACCATAATGCTGGCCGTCATAGCCCTCAAATGTTCTAAATAACGCTCTTTCACAGGCTATTTTTACATCTGGGTCATCTGGTCGGCCCATAATGACTTCATGCCAGACAAGCCAGCATTCATAGTCTGCGCCCCATGCCCAAACGAAAAATTCAACACGGTTATCTTGGGTGTCGATACCACCTGTAATAAAGATGCCCCACTTAGGTACTTTACTTGGGTAGATTTCACGGCGTAAATGTAGGCGTTCCCAACTAAGCTGCTCGGCGAGCTTATCTTCCCAATCCTCGCCTAAGTCGGTATTAACAAATTTGCGGAGGCTGGCCTTGTCTTTAAGGGCTGCTATATGACGGTTAGCGAGATTTTCCCACCCATCGTGTAGCGAGTAGGCTGACCATATTTCTATCCCGATTTTTAGCGGGGTTTGAATGGATTTATTATTTTCATCAAAGAAGGTAAGACCGTCACGGGTCCAAATGCTGCCATCGTCATTTTGCCAGCGACCTTTGCGCTGCATATCTTCAAGATCACCAAACTCAAATAGGGCGTGGCAATCGCCGTGCTCACACATAAAGGCGGCAGAACCTTTGATGAGTTCGCCTTTTGCGTTTTTAAGATACTTAAACCCAAAATCACAATCAGGACCACCAAAGCGCAAAGGCTGTAGGTGGCCACAGTGTGGGCATGGCAAAAACATCTTAAGCACAACATTTGCTTGTGCTATCAACTTGCCTATATGGCTGCGCTGTACAACTGTGGGTGTAGTACCGGCAATAAACTTAGGGAATGGCGAACCAATTAAACGAGTCTTGGCGAGCGCCATAGGGTCGCCTTCTTCGCCCCCACCGCCACCTACTGACCAATCAAAGCCGTTAGCTTCATCGACTTGCACAAAGTCTTTTGTCATACGGCGATAGTTTTTCGCCGACTTACCGCCTTTAAAATCCCAAATAGTGCCCTGAAAAACCTTTTTCAGGGACTTGTTATTTTTAGTCTGCTTGCCAAAGTCGATACTTGCGTCACGCAAGGCTTTACAGTCGCGAATAGCTGTATCTACTTCATCTTGTACGAAGTCTTTAGCATCATCATCTGTAGGCTGATACGTCAGCCCTTTACGTTTCTTTTTAACAGTAAGAAACGCACCACCAATAACCATGACCTTGGTGTAACCGATACGCGCAGACTTCTTTATGTAAAGTTCTTCGCAATCATCGTTACCAATCAGATTAAGTGGTACCACCTGATAAGGTTTTGTAGTCCAAAGCCCTTCTATGTTTGAAGATTCTGGACTCAGGTAAAAGTTTTTATCTGCCCACTCAACTGCGGATTCAGGCGGTAGAGTCCTCATCGGCGAGAGCGAACGCCTCACCTTCCGCTTCAAAGCCGCCGTCAATATCTGGCAATGAAATGTCGATATCGGCGATTGAGTTCTGCAGTTTTCCAATTTCTTCTGTTATTTTCTCAATGGTAGACGGCCTAACATCAGGTAATGCCAACCGAATAATTGAGGGGATAGAGGCTAGTTTTGGTAAAATCTGTGATACCACTTGCTCAAGCGCTGAGGATAAAAACTCAACTGGGGCATATCGCCCCATTTCTATCTGCAACTTAAACTCTAAGGTATCAGCCCGGATCCGCTTTAAGCGGTCATCATTGTTTTCTTTCTTCTCTGGATTATCAGGATCAATCTCTTGACGTTCGAGTTTGGCAGCCGGTGAACGCAAATATTTGATATAGGCTAAAACGCATTCTTTTTCAGTGAGAGTCCCACGACCTTTAGGCTTAGGTAAGATTCCTCTCTCTTGCAGATTTCTAACTTGTCGATCTGAGAGGTCAAGCCACGAAGCTATTTCACTTTGCGTTGCCATCGATACGACTCATTGCAGTTTGAATAGTTTTTAACGAATCCCGCTGCTGACTCAATGCAAGCCGAGTAAGCACAGGATCCGCGCCCATGCTTTGGACCTCTGCGACTAGATGTTCAAATGAAGTCGCTAACGCTAACAAAGCCATTTCAATAGCTTTATTAGCGTCCATCTTTATCTCGCTTAATAAGATGTTTAAAGGTGTTCCATAGCAGTACACTTACACCTATAAGTGAGACTAAATCACCCATCTGAAAATAAAAGTTGCCACTGATAATCTGATCGAAATTAGCTCTCAACAGTGATTCAGCAACCACACTACTATTAGCGGCAACTGCAGTACCGATCACGCCTGCAGTAATAGTTACTGTACTGGTAGTTGGTTCAGCCATGTATTCACCATATCTCTATCAATCAGACATTGTTGGAGTAAACCGTCATTCTCGATTGACCACAGAAAAAACTCTTGGTTGGTCTGCCCTTCAAATGGGCGATAAATGATCTCGGGGAAGGCCCCAAAAGACGGTTTGATATAAACTTCACGGGTTCGATAAACGATTTCTGGACTTGAGCAACTCAAGATAGTCAGCAGGAATAGCAGTATCGCCCCACTTTTTAACTTCTGGCTGTTCATAGTAAATAGCCTCGGCCTTTTTGGTCTTTCCTGTAATCGATTGGCGCGTTTCTCTATCGTTCTTCCACGCACTAACAACCAACTCTAAATCTGACTTGTGAAAAGCGCTTAACTTGGCCTTTTCTTCCTCAAGCGACTTAACCTGCTCGGTACTCTTCCTTAGATTTGACTCTGCAGTATTAAGCGACTCTGTGAGAGTGCCTATTGCGGTACGCTGCCCCCAAACAGAGAGGCCAAGCAGTAAGCAGGCAATAAGCAAAATACCAAGCAAATAGTTTTTAGCGGTATCGAATAAGCTCATATTGGCGGTCAATCCGTTTAACGTAATTCAACGTTTCAGTGGAGTGCTTGCCTGTGATTTGAGGCAAACAGGCAATGATCTCTAAATACAATAAAGCGTTATTGCAGGCTTTTTGTGATGCCAAAATATGACCTAATCCAGCGTTATAACTCGACTCGGCTAATGCCTGGCGATCATATTCTGGACGCTTCGATGACCATTGCTGCCTGAGGTACCCCATGTAATAAGCGCCAGCTTGAACGGCATGGTGCGGATTGTAAGGATCGACTCGATACCCGAGGGGTTTGCTCAATTGCAAGGCAGTACCAGGCATTATTTGAGCCAATCCACCCGCGCCGACTGGACTTTTTGCATCAGCATTCAATGCCGACTCAACAATTAGCTGTGCTTTGTAACGCTTCCAATCAACACCAGGCATATACCGCCCGGCTTCGCGCTGAATCAATAAATCGTATTTGCTAGGCCATGCAAGCGCAGACGATGAAGCTAACAGCGATAACCCTAGCGCTAAGATAAAGACCTTTGCTTTTATCATCGGCTTTAGTCCACCAATCCAAGAATTTAAACCCGGTTCTAAAGTCCATATAACGCAGAACCAGCAAGAAAATTGAACAGGCTATCACCATCCGAAAGATCGAGTTAACCATGCCAATCATGGCACTCATATCGATCATGAGGAAAACCATTAGTGATAACAGCACCATCAATAGAGTTGAAAGTAATAGCTTTTTATCCATGGGATCACCTTAAGGTGAGGCAGTTTATTGACTAGCTGCGTCACTACGAATGTGGAGGAGCATCCGACTAACAGACTAGCTTGGCGGGATGCCGCGAGCTGCCACGCTATGAGACGAAATATTTAGGCTAATTTATGCATTAATAGCTTGCCAGACTAAAACTACTCTCTGCCATTAGCTTGGTGCGAGATAAGCTGCGGTAACACCTGTGGGGCGAAACGCCCCACAAAAAAAAGGCTTACCTATATGGCAAGCCGGGAACTGTCAAAATGACAAATAAGCGCGTGTGAAGCAAAACTTTACATCTTGGTGAAATACTAAGTAAAAGGTAGATCACTGTCAATAGTTATCCACAGGTTTTTAACTTTATTTGTGGATAACTCTTAAGCCTGTGGATAACTATGGATTTCGCTAAACATATCGGCTTTCGATTGTCCAATCCCAATCAATAAAAATTTTCAGCAACTCAGAACGTTTGCCGCCCCAAGTTCCACATTCACCATGACACTATATTTCGATTTTAAGACTAAAAAGTAATATAAATCAGCTAACTCACCGTTTTTATTGGTTTTTCACAAATATCGAACCGGAAACGGAAATAACCCGAAAAAAAATTTCAAAAATTAGAGATACCAATCGCCTCTACGCCCCCTTATCGGCGAGGGTAGGCCGCAAAGTACCTTAACGATTTGGTAACATACCGTTAACATATTGATAACATAACTGCGTTGACCTGGTTGCCCATGGTGCGTGCCCATGGTGCGTGGTCATGGTGCGTGGTCATGGTGCGCGGTCATGGTGCGTGGTCATGGTGCGTGGTCATGGTGCGT